GCCTCCACGTTCCTCCTAGAGTACTCGGTACTCATAAAGGATCCAAGTACCCAAGATTCCCAGGACCAGGCAGATTCTGTCTGAGCCCTGTGATCCTCTTGAGAACTCGGACGCTCCCAGGGATACCGGATATAGCAATGAATCCCTTCCTTTCTTCCTCAGAAAGAGCGGGAACAAGGAGAGATACCTCTCCGAGATCCCCACTCCCTGAGGAGATAGAGAAAGGAGTCACCTCTTCACCAAGGTAGGTGTATCTTTAGGAGAATTCACAGAGTTGATTAGACTCAAGTGTCTCCTCCGCGGATACACTACTCCCATGGTGTTGAGGAGCTTCCGGTACTCCTCCGCCAGGTGGCTATCTCCGATAAGGACATCATCCCCTAGGATGACGTACTTAGCAGAGGACCATGGAATACCAGACCTCTGAGAAGCTACAAACATCACAAAGTGATGCGAAATAGCAAAGGAGGCCCACGAAGAATAGGCACCCATAGGGTTCCCTACTCCGTAATGGACCTCTTTAGGGACGGGACCATCCACAAGAAATGGATGGGAAACCATAACCCTTTCTCAGGAGTCTACGTACTCCCCGGGGAGGAATCCTTTGAGAACTTGGGTAATAACCTTGATGGGGAAGCGGTCCGTTGCCGACGAAAGGTCGACAGAGAACCGTTTGCCCTCCCCTCACGTTGCTACCTTGTCCGTAAAGGACCCCTGGTTGAATGTCACATCTTGGGGAATCCGCTTAAGGATCTTGAACAGGAAGTTGTGAAGAGGTTTAAGGGCAGACTGGCTATAATAGTCCAGAATGGCGATAACCCTCGTCTTACCTTCCTTGTCCGGGATCCCCACCAGCCGACGGATCGCACCGACCTTATGGTCGATGTGGTCTTTCAGAAGGAGGCGATTACCCAGGAGCGTTCGAAGCCTAAGCTCGAACAGCTCCCCTCCAAGGACGAACAGGTCTTCGATCAGTGTCTCTGGAAGGGACATCAGATCGTCGAACCATTTGAAAAGGGCAATGCCCTTTCCAGGTCCGGCCTTGAGGGAGAAGTGCCAGTCAGACCACCTGAGAGTCTTAAGATTAGGAACCCAGGACATCCGCTTGAGTTGAGAGACAAAGTCTCTTACCTCTTTCTTAAAATCTGGGATCTCCCCTGTACAAGGGTCGACCACAGACGCAAGATCTACCGTCACCGGTAGGCGGAACGAACGCAGCGAAGTATAAGCTGTGAGG